TCCGTCAAACACACCAACCACGGCTTGCCACGCCGGAGAGTTGGCCAAACGAATAAAAAGCTCGCGGATAGTAGTCTGTTCCGCAATGCTCAAATCTGCTAGTACTGGAAAATTGGCTGACATAAAAAAAGCCTTTCGTTAATGCCTAGGGAATCATTAAACTCTAGGCTTAAAACTCTAGGCTTTAAGAAAACTTGGACTATAAATTTTTAAGCAAAGGTGAAGAATCCCTCAGCCGCTTGTGAGCGCCTGGAGTCTGCCACCTTGGCCCCATACACGAATAAGTCTTTGTATGCTGATCCGAAGTTGCCAACCAAGTCTTCCTCGATGTCGGCTTCAAGGAGTTTTTCGGCGAATGTAAGCCAGTTGGTGTGACCAGCCAGAACCCTGTATCCGCTTGTATTGTCACCCGTCAGTCGGTTACTCATAAAGAGTTTGAATCCCAAGAGCATTCCCAGGAAGCCCTTTTTCACAAGGTCGCTGTAGACTTCGGGGACATGCAGAACAATGCCGGTTGCACGAACCAGGGTATTGTATCCCTCCGGGGGAAGAACCATCCACCTGTCGGAATCCGGAACGGCATTTCGGGAAAGCGATTCTGCTTTGTCCAGTTTCTGGCGCAAGTCGGCGATCTTTTGCACTAAGTTTGTTGCCGTAACAGATATTGCCGTGTTTGCTTCGATGATATAGGTTGCACCCGCGGTGATTGCACCACCAGTGTAAGCAGAGGTTGCATCGTCTTTGTCATCTTCAATGGTGATGGAGGTTGTGGAGGTGAAAGTCTTAATTCTGTACCATGTCGTGTGGCCAGTTGCCTTGAATCCTCGGCCAACCATGCCAGCGGTGAACACCGTGCTAGATCCAGTCACAACGCCAGTTGTGTTGGCAACGGCGACCGTGCCAGTTGTGTAGTCAGTTCCAACTCTATTGCCGGAAGCGACGTCGCCGTAGAGCCCAAGGGCGAACGACTCCATGTTCTTGTTCCTTTCGCTTGCCTTTTGGGTAACAACGGTCGCATGGGGATCTTTAATATAAGACTGCCAGTTGTCGATGGTTTTTTCCTTCCAGTAGAAGGATTTCCACTGATCGATTGTAAGAGTTGCGTTGTTTTCGAGGAGAGAGTCTACTGAAAGATCTGATCCAGAATATGTTTTTTCCGAAATTCTGTCTAGGTTAAGAATGTTGAGCTTGGAACCAACGCCGTTAATTTCACCTTCGTAGTCGCGATTTACAATTGCATCCAAAATACTCTGGTCATACATCTCCTTCAGAAGTTTCTGAGAGAAGCCTTGGGCTAAAGTTGTTGCTCTTGCTGATCCCATATTTGGTAAAAGTTTTTAGAAGACTTCACTTTTACCGTCCCGAAGTGGGTTTGGAAGTTGTCTGACTAGAAGAATAAAGGTCGCTAGAATATCTTGTCAAGTACTAAATTGTGGATGTATCGATTTTGCCCGAGATAAGGTATTCTTTGTACTTTTTATAGTCGGTTTTCATTAGTACTCTTGCCTCTGCAAGCGATATTTTGTCCGACCTTGGCCTGATTCTGTCGTTCGGGCCACCGCTGCCTTTTTCAAGCATGCTTCCCCGGTTGGGGGTGGGGGGCGATTTACTGACATCGTACAAGAAGGCCGATACCAGGTCGGGGAAATCCAACCCCCGGCGGGTGGGTTTAACCGCAAATACCTTGAAGTCTTCCTCTTTGCCCTCAAGTGCGGGGAAGTCGTTTAGGGTCTTGGGGTCTATCGCAAACTCGTCTACTTTAGTATTCCAGGCCTCAATGTCCTTTCCCTCTTTAGCGGCCGTGTGAATAAGCTCAAATCTCCTTTTGTTTACCCGGCTATCTTTGGCCAGCTTCTTTGTTACGTCGTCCATCAAATCCCAGTCCGGATACTCACCCTTCATATCTTCGTCTGTGGGATCGGGGATTCCACCGGCCTCATCCACCGCCTCGTCCATCTTCTTTGTTCTGGCGTGGAGGACTTGGGCCTCACGAGCAGAACTGGTAAGTTTCTTTTTAAGTTCGGCCTCGCGGAGTTGGTCTTCATCTGGTTCCGGTTCGTCTTCGGGTTTGAGTTCGGGCGCCGGCGCAGGAGTCGTGGTGGGTTCTGGGTGTGGGCTTGGGTCGGGTTCGGGGGTAATGGGTGGTTCTGGGGCGTCCAGCTCTTCGAGGGAGTCTTTAATTCCTTTGTCCAACTCTTCCTTGGTCGGTTTAACGTGTTTCGCCATATTTTGCCGTCCTGTAAACCAGGGTTTGGTTTCGACTAATACGAAGTATAGGTGGCTAATCTGTCCAAAGTCAAGCCTTCTTCTTGCGCCTGGGTTTCTGGCCCCCAGCAATGGCCCCGAAAAAACTCTTTTGTTTTTGGCTCAACCTGCGGCCGCGCACGACTCCCTCACTTAGAATCTTCTTGGCCTTGGCCGACGTGAGTTTCTTTGCCATTATTTTCTTGCCTTCTTTCTAGCTACCTTTTTTGCGTACTTGGATAACTTCTTGGCCCTTTTGCCCATTGTTTTGGACATTTCACTATCGGGCATCATGTGTCCGTTTTTCATTTTGTGCTTGCCATGCTTCACCGTTATCACCTCACTTCTTGTTTGGAACCAAACTAGCAATAGATCTTTCGATGTGTTCCTTCGCTTTCTCTGGAGAGGTTAGAAAAGCATCTAGCAGCATGTAATTTCGGAGTCTGGCCTTCAGGAAAATATCCTGCTTGGGATTTAGGTCGTGTCTGGTCAGCTCTTTCTCTACGGACTCGCGCATTGATGCTATGTGCGATTTTACGTTCTCAAGAGTCAGTTGTTTCCGGCCCAGTGACTCCAACCATCGCTCCAGTGTCTCTCTCTCCCCGGAATACTTGCCGGGTGTATCTAAGTCTTCGTACTTCAATCCTAGTTTTTGGAGAATCTCATCTATCATGCTGTTTGGCCCATCGGCTGTGGCTGGGGTGTTGGGGCCGGAACTCTCCCCGGCACTTGTCCAGATTGTACCACTGGGGGCATCATGCCGCCATAGGCCTCCAATTTCCTCCGCTCAAAGTCCATTATCTCGCCGATTTGGTCTGGAGTGAGGCCGGAGAACTCCAAGAGCTTCATTTGATAGACCTCGTTTAGCTTGGGGTTGTCCGGCATCAGAGATTTAACGGCATTTATTCTTTGGATAGCGTTGACATCATGGGTTTCCTTCTCGTCTTGGCTCCACACCCGAACAGAATACCCAGATTGAGTCATCCAGTCCTTAGATGAAATCTCTCTGCCGTAGACCTTATCCGAGCTTCTGCCCTTTTTGTAGATCTTTACTGCGTCTAGTTTGTCTGGTGCAGCCTCGATCAGTTTCAAGAACTTCAGGCCACGTTGCTTCCAGGCCACGGTGTAGAACTTTGACATGCCCTTGATTCGCTCTTTTGCCTCTCCCAGGGCGAGTTGGACCTCTCCCAGGGTTATCTGGCGTTCGTTTGTCACCCCCTGCTGGGTGGGGGTAGCGCCGGTTGCCTTCTCCACCATAGAGATTAAAAACTGCATTTCGTCTAAGGACTCAGAAAGGTCGGGGATGTCTACTTTCTTCAGAACTTCATTGGGATTCCCGGGTACGCCGTACCACCCCCAGGGAACCACCTCGAACGTCTGGGGCGAGAAGCCCTCCAATGACGAGTCGTAGTAGTGCATCCCGAAGTTTCTTAGCGTACGATTCTCTACCAATTGGGAAAGCCAGGCATTCAGAACTTTGTTTGAAGTCCTAACAACATCCCCAACGCCGTCGCTCCAAAAGTCCTGTCGTTCAATATCGTCCGCCCATGAATTATAGGGGAGATGGTTTCTCCAAAAATTATCTTTGGTTGTGCCAATAACCTCTTCTAGTCTCTTTTTCATCAATATTTCCATATCGTCGCACTCTACCCACAGATAGTATTGTTCCTCTGCGTCACCCGGCTCTTTGTACATAACAAAATGCATGGACAGTTCCACATAAGATTCGCCCAGGGTGGGGGCTTCGACATCCCTAAGCCCCATGTCCGCCATCTTCTCGTTCTTTATGCTAAGCATGTTCAGGTTATCGGCCGCCTTAATTAGCCCCGCCTCAGTGGCGTAGAACAGTCTCAGGCGGGCAATGGCCCCCTTGTCATAATCTGGGTTATTCTCTATCACGCTCAGCGGCCTGAAGATATGGGTGTGGATCAGAAATCTGGCCGTATCTATGTTCGCGGGGTCGGTGTATCTGTCGATTAGGATGTCTTCGGGGTCTTGGATGTCTATCAAAATCCTGCCATCGGCGATCTGCATCTGGTCGAACGTCCTACCGAACAAAAATACCTGCTTTTTGTCGATTATGTCTTTCAGCTCCAAATTGTTTACCTCTTCGCTGGCCGTCCACTTCCAATACTCGTTCTGAAAGGCCTCTTTTTGTTTGTCGTTGTCCAGGTTCTCAAAAAATAGGACTGGCATATCATCAACGTCTTTAAGAAGGGTTTTGACGGTTTGCTTCATCAGCGGGACGTTGACCGACTGCCGCTGGGTCAGCCGGTTAACGGTCACCTTGTCCCGGTAAAGGGCGTAGTTTTCTTTCCAGTCTCCCTGCCGGCGCTCACGGTAGTTAAAGCCGCTCTCTTTGTTTGTCCTTAATAAGTCCAGTTCGGGGTTGCCCGTCAACGAACTCTTGTCTGCCATAGCCCCACGCTACACGCTACAAGCATCCCAACACAAGACTAGCCAGGAAGACCCTGAAAATATGGTTTGACGCCCCCCACATCCACCTGGACTCTCGGCCTCATGGGCCTGAAACTATCCATCGCGTATCTCACCGCCGCCATGCAGTGATCCAAAAAACCCTGGGGCTCATTGATTATTTTCCCTTCCTTGTCCGTCGTCCACAGGTAATTCCGATACTCTTTAATCAGGTTAGTTGACTCGCCGGTAACAGATATGCGTTGTCCTTGGACAAATTGAATCCCCTGAAGAACAGACCCCTGGCCCTTCTGCGATCCCACAATGTTTATGCCGTATCGCTTAATTTCGGCAATGCTTTTGGGCTCGGCACTGTCGGCAATGGTCATCGTGGGGGCTTGGGTTTTAAGGAAATCGGCGATGTCTTGGTTTGTCATGCCGTATTGATATACCAGCTCGTGGAAAATATACCCACCGTTGTAGTAGTAAACGGCAACAATCGCTGTCGGGTCGTTGGTGTAACCAAAGTCCAAACCGTATCGCCTCAAACTAGCCTCGTGGGGAATCCCGTCTATAATTGCCCAGTCCTTGTATATCCGACCCTCCGCCTCGCCCAGCTGTCCCTCTCCATATACCTTCCACCAGTTTTTGTTGCCTCTGCGGGCCTCTAGTGCCGCCGCTTCAGCTGGGTGAAGGCCTTCGTTGTCCTTGTATGTGAGCGTTATGAAGTCCGCATCCTGTTTCCCCACAACTTCGGTGTACCACCAAAACTCGCTCACGGGGTTCCAGTCGAGCCACACGATGTCCCTAGTGCGGATTTCGAGCTGGGTGTAAGTCTCATAACTGACGTTGTTGGCCTCGTTTATAAATAGCACGTTCCGCCTCGGCCCCCGAACCTTATACGATTCTGCTGCCGAAAAGAACTCGATTATACTTCCGGTCTCAAAAGCATAGATAAAGTCCGTGCGGTTCCATCTATCGTCGTTGTAGTAGTTATGGCCCTTCATTATGTTGAGAAAATCCCGGATTGCCCCCTTCTTTAGGTGGGGCAGGGACTCGGACACCACGCTTACAACTTTGTTTTCCGTTGCTTGGGCATAGTCGATCAGAAGAAGAAGAATCGAGTCCGTCTTTGAAGCAGACGCCCCCCCAGCGACACCCCGTATCCTTTTGCGAAGCTCACTAAGCTTGCGGGTCGCCGTCGTTACTAGATATGCCATTTACGGCCACTCCTCCCAATAATGGCAACGGCTTTCCCCCGCTTGTCACATCAGTCTGGCTCTCGTCCTTCCAGCCGAAGTTGTTTTTTAGATTGAAGATGGCCCCCCTTTCGTTTCGCGTTTCCATCAATCTGTTCTCCACGTCTTCGTGAACCCTCTCTCTTGCTGCGTGTATAGCGGGGAAGAACTCGTCACGGTTTTTATAGTTGATTAGGCCCTTTCTGTCCATCCCCAACCTTCTCGCCAATCCACTCATGGTATACGGAGCTGGAATCCCAATCATAAACTCCTTGCCCGAGTCATCTACCTTTTTAATCGCTCGGTTATCACACCACTCAAAGTATTCGTCGATCTTGGCTTGCATCTCCTCCGGGGTTTTAAACATCAAGGGTCGGCCTCCGGGGTGTTTGTCTGGCATGTCGCTCATATTGTCCGTAACTGAACGTAGTAAGTTTTGTTGCTTATAGTATACGCCCTACGTATATAACCCTTTTTAAGTAAAGATTGTAGCGCGTCTTTCGTGGCCCCCTCGCTGACGGTTGCCTTTAGTATCTCCTGGTGGGGCATTGGCGTCTTCTTGTCTCTCACCCACCCCTGAATTAAAAGCATGATGTTCTTTTGGGCCTGGGTAATGTCTGAAAAATCGACGTAGACAGATCTGGCCATGGAGTAGGTCCATTATATCACTCCCCATTTCTCCCCCAATAACTTGATGACATCGGAGAGGGCTTGGTTGTAAGACTTTTGTCTCACGGTTTCTAGTCCATCCCCGCCCCGGCCCCGTATTCCACCATAGATTATGTGGTCTTCCATCCCCCGCACCTTCTCCACCCATCTCTTCTTCTCGGAGGTGAGGAGAGAACGGATGAAGGCCTTAATCCTTTCTTCCCATCGGTGGGAACTCCCGCCACGGTGGTCGAAATGTGGAATAACGATCCACAACTCGTGCAACTCCTCCTCCCAGTTGTCTTGGTTCTTACTATCGGCCTTTTTGTTGGTGGCAGCAATATGGGAGCCTTGGTTCTTGGATGTCACATCTACGGCCTCGATACCCATGCTTTCAAACATCTTGGTGGCGGGGTCTTGGTTGTTGTTCATGGCATGTATTCTATTGGCCAACCATTCCATTCTCTGATCATCGGTCCATGTTGGAGGATCCTTCTCTACCAATGTCTCCCATATCTCCAAGACCAATTTGGCTTTGGGTGACATGTCTTTCTCTCGTCCTTTGGTCTTGGGTGTTTTGTTGTTCATGGTTTCTTCCTCCATACTTGGATAACAAAGGGGCCGATGTTCCACCTAAGCACCAGTCTAATTCCCAGCTTCGAGATGGGAACGAACAAATGGCTCTTGGAATATGTTAGTAGTTTTTTCATGTGTTTGGTTTGTATTAAATGCTTGTAGGACGGGGCGGGGATTTCCCCATCGTCACCCCGCAGATCGTCTTTATTGCCTAGTGTTTCGGACTCACCTGCTTACGGCAACCCTTTCTTTCTGGGCATAGTCCCAGGTTAGCGTCTACTATAAGGGTCTATTCCGCCACCCGTCCTACAAACATTTAATTTGAAAGAGCTAATAATCGACTGATAACTGGGGGCAGGGAATGACCCTGCGAATTGTGTCAGCCGTGTTGCTCTTTCAAGGAACAACGGTTCACGTTTCCTGCATTATCTCTGCCACCCCAGGTGTCAATCGACTATTTTAATGTGCTTGTAATCTCTGACCAGACCGTGACATTTTGTCACGAACTGGCCGCAAATTACTTTGCTAGATACCAAGTGGTCAATGGGAAGAAAACCCCGTTAGCGGGGCCGTCCACAATTACTTGATATACGAACTCGCCGCCACTACAGGCGTTTCTCGACCTGAGGGCGAAACTATAGTCCAGAGATGGATTCAATCCACCAATGGTCGCTTGACCTTGGATGGCGTGTTTCCAATACTCTACGATTAATGCGTGAGGCCATGAGGATGCGTTGTCTGTCCTCTTGCCTTCGGTGTAGAAAATGTCGATGACACTTTCGTCACCCGGGATCCATGCCACATTGGCCACAGATCCATTCCGAACCACATTGACATTCCTCGGCTGGACTACGGGTGCTGGTTCACTGCATTTAGGTGCTAATGATCCTTCGCCTGTCCCCAATTGTGGTTGGGGGAAGCCTGGGCCTGGGATGTCGGTTGGAGTTGGTGTCGGAACTTCATCCGGTACACACTGCTCATCCACCTCGATGTATCCTTCGTCACACTTATCCTCGTCGACGGGAGTAGGAGTTGGTGTAACTGTAGGGGCCGGGGTGGGTTCCTCTATCTGACATGAGCCCGCGTAATCAGCGTCGTGCTGGGTTAGGTGGGCGATAGCTGCCGGTACTGCCACATTAAGAGTCTGGCATTGGAACGGATTATCTCCATCCGGTCGTTCACAATGGCAGACGTTGACCTTGGGAACGAAAAACGCCCCAGCTTTCATTGTCACAAAGAAAGAGAAGGCCAAAAGGATAGCCAGTACTCCCAGTACAACCAGGAGAGTCATCCACGGTCCTTCGACTTTCATTAAGGGTGTTTCTTCTTTTATTTTAGGCATTTATGTATTCACCTTCTTTCAGTCACTAAGGTAAAACCCTGTGAATATTCCGATTATAAAACAGGACAGGGCGACGATAGCAATGCCGACCCAGATCATGCTAGTTTCTCCTTTAGGTCCTTGATAACCTGCTCCATCTCGAGCCTGACGGGCTTGTGGATCTCTCGTGATTTGCGCTCTAACATGAGATATTTGACGGGGAAGTTCTCCATTAACCATGCTATCCACTGTGAAGGGCGGTATGTGAATCGCGCATGACACACGCGGCAAAGACAAAGACAATTCTCCATATCCCAGCGCAGCCCTTTGTACGTTCGACTTATGATGTGGCTCCATTGAAGCATGGCCAATTGTTTAGACCCGCACGATTCACACACACCCCGTTGTCTACAAACTTCGCCCGCTAACTTATCAGCGTCACGCATGAGTTTGGCCAAAGGAGTTTTCTTAATTCGGCTTATAGGTTTCTTGGCTTTCATAAGTGTGTTTTGAAATTCCCATTGGTGAATCCAACCCACGGATTAAAGCCTTGATCAAGCCATATTGTGTATGCACAGTCCACGTTCTTGTATTGATCAACCAGTTCTTTCATCGAACATCCGGGCTTGTCGAAATGAACAGAATTTATCTGCGCAATCCCATAGTCGATCGTGTTGTTGGTGTTTATGTGCATGGCGTCTTCTCTTAGACCGGACTCCGCAGTGAACACGGCCAGGGCGGTCTTGCAGTCGTAAGCACCAAACTTCTCGCAGATGTACTTCTCCAAAGGAGTGTCTATTGGTTCCGGGAAGTCGAGGACGTACTTCTCTACAATTACTTCCGGCACTATGTCTTCTACCGTAATCGGCTTCTGAAGCCTGACCTCTACCGGAGCCCTGGCGACTATCCGGTGGCTGATTGACCACTTGTTGATCTTGAGGATGGCCGTTCCGATGAGGATGAACGTGAACACGGTGGCCACAGTACCCACGATCAGCTTGACCTTGATTCCGTCTTTGCGTTTAGACTTGAGCAGATTTTTCATAGATCGAGGTTTGTGCCGGCTCTCGATGTAACACAAAATGGCCAGGTCTATCATTTACGATTCGGTGTCCTTTACGGCGCAACTCTAAAATACGGGCATTGTATTGACTACATCCTAAGCCGTCAGGGCGGGGACCACATAGCTCGAACACGTACGCCCCAAAACTATCGCGGTCGATCAACAAATCCATGATTTTTTGGGCTTGGGTCATGTTATTTGGCCCATGTGGCCGCACTTTTCGCAGATATAACTTGTGGTTTCTTTGGCAGGGTGTCCTACCTCCCTGCCGGAAGCCGCATGAGCTTCTAGTTGGGAGTCTCCTGTCGAGACTTTGTCCCCAACTAAAGGATCACGGTGGCCAAAGTAATCCGCAATGTCTTCCCAGGAGTGCTTGCGACATAGCCCCATCTCGAAATTCCACACGGGCTCAGTGCAGTCGGGATTGGCACAAGTCTTATTAGTAGTCATTTTTGATGCCGTACTTTTTGATTAACGACTCTTCGCTTTGTCTAATTCTCTTGTTAATCCGGGCCTTGGGCTGCTCCATGAGGTAATCCTTGCCGACACGGTCATATTCCCTGGCGAAGGCCGTTACGGATCTTATGACATCTTCTAATGGGACGTAGTTTATTTGAGCCATGCCGGTGTGTGGTCTTTATTGACCGTGCAGAAATAACCTCTCCAAATTCCTTTGGCTGATGTCCCGGTCTTAAATACAGTCGCCCCACCACAGGCCTTGCATGGATATCCAGTTGAAGTGGTTTCGACCGTTGTGGCGGGTTGTACGGGCGCAGAGGGGACGCTAGCTAGTTGTTCCATGACCAATGCTCGGTCTTCCATGAACGAGGTGAAGTCGTCTCCCCGGATTACCCATTGGCCATCCTTGCCGCCGGTCTTATCAAAGACACTGTACTGGAATTTGGGGTAGCCTTTATCGTCCACATTCCCTCCTCAGTTGTGAGTAGAAGATAACCGGGTTTTTAGACCAACGACCAAGATAGTCACGGGGTTGTCCTGTAATGGGTTTCTTCCCCCGAATCAGTCGGGCGCAAAGTATGGTGATGGCTAGTAAGAAGAGGAAGTGGATCATGTTATTTGTCTAAAGTCTTTAAGTAACCTTGGCTTAATAGGTACTCATCGATGGCCCGGCGGAGTTGGGCAACTA